TGTGGTTGTAGGAGGTGTAATAACCGATGTTGTCGGTGTAGCCACCACAGGGGCATCTTTTGGCATATCAACGGCAGCATATGATAAGGTAACTGGTATTTTATCTGTTACCACTGATGCGGATCATGGATTAGTATTCGGAAATCAAAGTAAAGATGAAGTAAGATTGGTTGGTTTAGAATTTACTTGTCCAGGAGGATCTGGAATCACCACAACCATATATCCGGAGAATGGACCAAGAAACTATCAACTTGTTGGTGTTTCTTCTGCACAAACTTTCCAAGTAAATGTTGGAACCAGTACAATTACACATAGTTATGTTGGAAGTGGAACTGCAACACAATTTTTCGGAGACTTAAGTTTTGGTTCTGGTTATAATGGAATTGTTTCTGTGTCGGTTGCGGTTACTGATACAAACGGAAGTGGAGCAGTAATAACTGGAGCACCTGTTGGATTTAATACACATAAATTTGAAAGTGCTACCGCAGGAATTGTTAAAGCAGGAAGTCCTGCAATTCAACCAGAATCTGGAACAACTTATAATCCACAAACTGGCATCTTATCAGTCACTGCAGCAAGTCATGGATTATCTACTAATGATCTTGTAACAATCGCAGATGGATCATTGGTATTTTCCTGTGCTCAAGACAGTTTCCAAACCTTACATGCATATCCAAGAAGCACTGATTATATATCAGGAGTCTCCACTGCTATCACTAAAGTAAATAATGATAAATTTACAGTATTTGTCGGAACATCTCCAGCACATGGTGGAGGAGCACTTGAATTTAATATTTCTAATGGTGGAACGAGTTATAGTGATCCTGAAATATTTGTTTCCGAACCATCATATGAAAATCTTTCTGTAGTAGGTATTTCTAGAAGAGGAATTGGTTCTACTACTGATACCGGAGTAGGATTAAAAGTTGATGTTATACCAACTCCAAGTTCCGATTATACTGGAATAGGATCAGAATTATTTGAAGTATCTCAATTCAATGTTAGTACTCCAGGATATGGATTTTTACCTGGAGATAAATTTAAAGCAGTTGGATTAGTTACCTCCAGATTTATAGAATCCTTGATAAAGGAATTTGAAATGGAGGTCACAGAGGCATTTACTGATGCATTCTCACTTTGGCAGTTTGGTGAATTTGATTATATTGATTCCATAGCACCATTACAAGATGGCAGAAGGACTAGATTCCCGTTAAAATATGAAAATGAATTAATTAGTGTTGAAGCTAATGATTCTTTTGATGTTGATTTAGATCCTATACTTCTCATTTTTAGAAATAGAGTTATTCAAGAACCAGTAAAAACTTATGAGTTTGTTGGAGGGACAACAGTTAATTTTAAAGTTGCTCCAAGACCTGAAGATGATATTCACATTTTCTTCTATAAAGGAACTGATGGTGATGATTCTTCTGTTGTGATAGCTCCACCTAGACCAATTGAAATTGGTGATAAAATAAAAATTATGTCAAAACCAAATCAAGATGAACGATTGGTATCAGAATTTACACAATCAGATACAATTAGAACAAATCCATATAGAGGTCTTGGAATAACGGATAATTTTGAACCGGTTGAGGTTAAGAGACAAAAAGATGATTTACTTATTGATGGTGAAGTAGTTAGTAAATCTAGAGTATTATTTGAACCAAGAATTACTCCAACAGCCAAAATAATTTATGATTTCAGTAATACTGATGGACAATTTTTCATAGATACTCCTGGAGCATTTTTCAATTATGAAGGTGAATCAAGTCCATCATTTGATGTAAGAATAATTTCTGGACAGTCTAATCCTGCTTCTGCTGCGATAGCAGCAACTGTTTCTGCTGCAGGAATAATAACGGGATTGACTATTGAAAATGGTGGTTTAGGATATGAATCGACGCCTGTGGTAAAAATACAAGCACCACCTACACAAATAAGTGCAGGTATTGGGACCATTGCAACCGCAACGGTCACTATTAATAATGGTTTAGTTAATGGAGTAACTATTACAAATCCTGGTCTTGGATATTCTCAGACAAACCCACCACAGGTTATTGTATCTTTACCAAGTGCTCTGAAATCTGAACGTGTTGCAGGAATAACATCGATAAAAGGAAATCAAGGTGTTATTACTGGAATAGGAACAACAACTGTTAGTGGAAATTTGGCCATTAAGTTTACGACTGTTTGTCAAGACAGTTACGATACTGTCGTCTTTAGACCCGGTAACCCACTTTACATTTACAACACTGAAGTTGGAAACGGTGTTACATCCATCGATGGAAGTGATTCTGAAGTTGTTGGAATAGGAACCACATGCCTTGATAATGTTTATATTATAAATCAGTTTAGCAGTACTGGAGTTCCACCAAATGATGTCATAGGAATAATTACATGTAGAATTAATTCAGGAACTGATACTACTAAGATTCCAACCACTATTGGTTTTACAACAGATCCCATCGGTAAATTCTCTGTTGGTCTTATGACGGGTGCTAATGTCACTAGAGGATCTGAAACATTATCAATAGGTGTTACAGGTTTCACCATTAATTCTGGATTAACTACATTCCCAACGGTTCAAAGATTTGGTGGTGATCAAACTTTCTTCAATACTGGAGCAATTCCATCATCAATTATACAATAGTCCCTTATAAATATCTAAAAAACTATCGATATGTCCGCCGTAGTAACAGATCAATTTAGAATTGCTAATGCCACTAGTTTTATAGAATCCGTTTTAGACGATAATAACTCTTATTATGTATTTTTGGGATTGCCAAATCCCACTGTGGCAGGATTCGGCAGGACCACAACGGTTAATGATTGGCCTTTAGCACCAGTTGATAATTTAAGTTATCAAACAAGTTATAGAGATTCTATGTTGTTTGGTAAAAAAATAAATACTGCAAATATTAGAAGAGTTGTAAAAAAACATACTTGGAGTCAAAATACTCGATATGACATGTATCGACATGATTATAGTGCCACAAATTTAACACCAAATTCAAAAACCACTAATTTATATCGATCAAATTATTATGTGATGAATAGTGATTTTGAAGTTTATATTTGTTTAGATAATGGATCAAGTGGTGCCCAATCAGAGTCTAGTGCAAAAGGAAACAGATCTTTAGTTGAACCAGATTTTACTGATATAGAACCAATAACTTTATCCGATGGATATACTTGGAAATATCTCTTTACTGTTGCACCCAGTGATATCATAAAATTTGATTCGACCGAATATATTGTACTACCGAATGATTGGTCTACTACAACAGATTCTCAAATAAAAACTATCAGAGAATCTGGCAATTCTGATGTAAATAAAAATCAAATAAAAAAAGTATACATTAAAAATCCAGGAAAAACTGGAGGATATTTATCCTCGGTGGCTTCAGGACCTCATACATTAAATATTTTGGGTGATGGCACTGGAGCAAAAGTTAGTGTAACAGTTGCAGCTACAGGTATAATACAATCTGTAAAAGTGATATCAGGAGGATCTGGATATACATACGGTATTGTTGATTTAGGACCAATACAAATATCAACAGATAACAGTACTGCTTTAGGTGAGTTAATTCCCATCATACCACCATCAAAAGGACATGGGCATGACATTTATAAAGAACTTGGAGCTGATAAAGTTCTAGTATATGCTAGATTTGATGATTCTTCTAAAGATTTTCCAAATGATACTACATTTGCTCAGGTTGGTATTATTAAAAATCCAGAAAAATCCACCTCAACAGATATTTACAAAGCAAATGAATTTTCTTCTTTAGATTCATTTAAGGTCAGTTCATCTTTAGACGAAAGTACTACAAATTATGCAGGAGTAAAAATTACACAAGATCTTGGTAGTGGGCAGGGAATAGCTAGAGGATATATTGCATCATATGATACTGATACAAGAATAGTAAAATATTTCCAAGATAGATCATTATTTTTTGCATCCCCAACAAATTCTACGGGAGGTGGTGATAGTCCTATTGATACAATTGATGTTTCTACAAGATCTAAAGTTGTTAAATTTGGAGGATCTAATGATATCTCGATTAAAGATCCTGGCAATATACACATAAGAAATATTGATACATCATTAAGTGGTGTTACGACGACTGTGAACAATAAAATTATCAATCTTGGAGTAGAATATACAAACGGGGTTGCTGGACCAGAGATAAATAAAAAGACAGGAGATATTATTTACATTACCAATCGATCTGCTGTTCAGAGAGACTTGAGACAAAAAGAAGATATCAAAATTGTCCTGGAATTCTAATAAAAAAAGATGGCACAAAAAACTAATTTAAATATAAATCCATATTATGATGATTTTGATTCTGAAAAGAATTATCAAAAAGTTTTATATAAACCAGGATTTCCAGTACAAGCAAGAGAGCTAACAACATCTCAATCAATTTTACAAAATCAACTAGAATCCTTTGGTACTAACATATTTAAAGATGGGTCACTTGTTGTTCCAGGATCTATTGCATATGACAATAATTATTATTCTGTCAAATTAAAATCTTCTAATTTTGGCATTGATATTTCTCTTTATATTAAGAATTTTATAGGTAAAAAAATAATTGGTCAAACTTCTGGTGTAGAAGCTAAAATAAGATTTGTTCTTCTGCCAGAAGAGGATAGTAGAGTAGATGATGTTACAATATATGTAAGTTACGGTACTAGTGGAAACGATTTCAGTCAAACATTTTTTGCTGACGGTGAAGAAATTATTTGCACAGAAAATGTTACCTATGGACTTACAACTATTAATGCAGGAGAAGTTTTTGCATCCTTAAGCACGACAGATGCAACCTCTGTAGGTAGTGCTGCGTTTATAACAAAAGGTGTATATTTTGTTAGAGGATATTTTGTAAATGTCAGTGAGCAAAAGATAGTATTAGATCCTTATACAAATAATTCATCATATAGAGTTGGATTACAAGTAGATGAAAATATCATCACAGCAAAAGATGATGAAAGTTTGTTTGATAATGCAAAGGGATTTAGTAATTTTGCAGCACCAGGTGCTGATCGATTCCAAATTGTATTAACTCTTATAAAGAAAGATATCACTGACGGTGATGATACAAACTTTATCGAATTAATGCGTATCGATAAAGGTCAAATTAAAAAAATTGAAACAAGAAGTGAATATAATATAATTAGAGATTATATTGCAGACAGAACATTTGATGAGTCTGGTAATTATTCTGTCAATCCATTTACGGTTTCTATTTCCAATTCACTAAACAATGGATTGGGTAATGGTGGATTATTTTATCCTACAGAACTTACGGAGCAGCAAAATACTCCAGATGATGATTTGATGTGTGTCAAAATATCGAGTGGTAGAGCATACGTTGGTGGGTATGATGTAGATAAAGTTGGAACAACTATTTTAGATGTTGAAAAACCAAGAGATGTTGGAATTCGTAGTGATATTTCTGTTGGATATGAGTTGGCTAATATACTCAAAGTAAATACAGTTGCTGGTTTACCTGGACAGGCATCTGTTATACAATTATATAACAATTTTAATGGAACTGGTGATATTATTGGAAGTGCTAGAGTTTATAGTTTTAATCTTGAAGATGCAAACTATGAAGATGATGCTACCGTATGGGATCTGAGATTATTTGATCTTCAAACTTACACTAGCATTACTTTAAATCAGGCTGTTAGTGATTCTGAGGTAAGAGAAGGATCTCTTATTAAGGGAAAAAATAGTGGAGCAAAGGGATTTGCTGTAGGTGCAGGTGGAAATTCTACTTCAGTTAACGTTGTTCAAACATCTGGAACCTTCCATAAAGGAGAGCAAATTGAAATAGATGGATCAAGTGATGTTCCTAGAACAATTGGTGTTGCGACAGCATATAATACACAAAACATCAAATCTGTTAAGGAAGGAAGCACATTTAGTGCTAATAGTGTTCTGGAAAGATTTGGAATTCCAAATGGAATTAGAGAGGTAACCATTGACTCCAGTAATGTTGTTCGTGCAGGTGGAAATAGGGCATTTACAGGATTAAGAGTTGGTTCAATCGTTCGATATCAAAGAGCAGGAATTAATACAGAAACATATAATAAAGTTGCCGATATTTCTACCGATGGTTTATCAATAACTCTTGAAGCTATTGCTACTGATATTCCAGGTGTTTATGATGGAAATTTACCAGGTTCTGATATAGCAGTATCAATGTTTGCCGGTGCTCCTATTGTAAGAGGTTCTGGTCAATTATTTGTACCTCTTGCCAATAGGAATGTATCTTCGGTAAATTTAAGTAATTCTGAATTTAAAATGTCCAGAATTATACCTTCAATAAATGAGTCTAGTGGACAAATTACTGTAAATAATAGTAATATTACTGATATTACCAACTACAGTTTTGAACCTTTTGATGCTGAAAAGTATGCAGTTGCAAAATCGGATAAAACTATTGTTCCTATTACTGCAAGCACTAGAAATTTAGATGGATCCGAAATTGTCCTCAATGCCGCAGGTGGAACCGGAGCCAAAGTATTAGTATCTTTAAATAAAAAAGGTCTCCTCAGTAAAGAAAAATCTTTCTCAAGAAGTAGAAAAGTTACTATAACAAAATCAAAAAATCAAAGTTCTGGTTCCAATGATGGTGGAAACAATTCAATTGCAAACGGACTGACATATGATACTAATCACATATACGGAACTAGAGTAGAGGATGAAGAAATATGTATAAATTATCCAGATGCTGTAAAACTTATAGCAGTATTTGAGTCTGTAAACACATCTGCTCCAACTTTTGATACTTTATCTTTTGATAGTACATTAGATGTCAATAATAATGCCATAGTTGGTGAAAATATAAAATCTCTTGATGGCAAAATTGTAGCTAGAGTTGTTGGAAAATCAACAGATAAGGTAGAAATAGTTTATCTATCCTTAAACAAATTTGATGTATTTGATGTAGTAGAATTTGAAGACTCTAATATAACCGGGGAAATTAAAGCACAAACAGAAGGAAAATATAAAGATATAACAAGTTCCTTTATCTTAGATAAAGGACAAAGAGATCAATATTATGATTACTCCAGAATTGTTAGAAATCCTGGAACATCAGCTCCATCTAGACAAATAACGATTATTTTTGACCATTATGTAGTTCCTGCCGGAGACAATGGAGATGCTTTTACAGTTTTAAGTTATGATCAAGAAAGATTTAGAACTGATATTCCTACCATAGGCACAGATCCAATTAGAGCTTCTGATACTCTTGATTTTAGACCAAGAGTTCCAGTATATAATCCAAATACTGCGACTGTTTCTCCGTTTCACTATTCTTCAAGAACATTTGATTCTTCTATCACTAAATTCTTAGTTCCTGAAGAAACTATAAGAGTTGGATATGAATTTTATCTACCTAGAATCGATAAACTATTGTTGAATAAATTTGGACAATTTGTCTATAAAAAAGGTACTTCTGCAGAATCACCGAAACCTCCTCTTAGTGGAGATGATAAGATAATGGAAATAGCAACGATTAGTTTGCCTCCATTCCTTTATGCCCCACAAAGTGCTTTTATTTCTGAAAAAGACAATAGAAGATATACGATGAGAGACATTGGTAAACTTGATACTCGTCTCACAAACTTAGAGGAAACAACTTCATTATCTTTATTAGAATTGGATGCCAAAAGTTTACAAATACGTGATAGTAATAATTTAGATAGATTTAAAACTGGATTCTTTGTAGACGCATTCAAAGATTACAGTTTTATTAATCCAATTCTTTCTACTGTTGATGTAAATCCAGATGAAAATTATATTACTCCATTTGTAACAAAAGATAGTTTAACTATGCAGATAGCTCCTGCAAGTAATATAACACCGGATTTATTGGATTTTGGAACAGACTTTGAATTACTTGATTCTAATGTTAAGAAGACAGGAAATGCTGTTACTTTAAATTATGAAGAAGTTTCTTGGATTGAACAACCTAAAGCAACTGAAACTGAAAATGTTAATCCTTTTGAACAACCTGCATTATCTGGAAGTGTCGAATTAACTCCTCAAACAGATTATTGGAGTAGAACAGAACAATTGGATGGTGGAATTACTCAAGTAACGGGAAGAGATCAATCGAGAAAATTAAAAAATAAAATAGATTTTGGTACAAAGACAATTGATTTGGGTAATGTTATTACCTCTCAAACAGAGTCTAGATCAACTGATCGAATACGAGGACGTGGTGATAATACTCGTACTTCAGAAACAACCATAACAGATCTTGATACTGTTAGTGACAGCATTAAGTTGTCAGGAAAATCAAAAGATTCTGTAACATTTTCAAATAGAGACATATGGTTCAGGAATGAATTAAAGTCTAGTGGTGATGAAGACTTTATGAGATCTAGAAATACCCAATTTAAGGGTTATGGTTTTGGAGCATTCACACAAGTATATGGATTTTTAGATTCACAAAAACCAATTATTGTTCCAAAACTTGTTGAGGTATCCACATCTAGAGGTGGTGAAACTAGTGGTTCTGTAGGTTCTTTTAGCAAAGGGGAAACAGTCCTTGTATATGATCCTGTGGACACTAATAGAGTCATAGGAAAGTTTAGATTATGCTCACCAAATCATAAGGATGGTCCTTTCTCAAATCCTACAGAAACTTATCTGTCAAATCCATCCAGTCATGGTAACGTTCAACTTGGAGATAATTACACTTCTTCAACACCGATAATAAATGTTGATACAAGAGCTCTTTGTGAAAGAGCACAGGGTAGTTATTTTGGATATGTAAAGAAAAATTCTTTAATTAAAGGTGAAACTAGTGGTGCATCAGCTTTTGTTAAGGGTGATGTAAGATTAGTAACAGATGTCTTTGGAGATATTACCGGAACTTTCTTTATTGAAGATCCGTACAGCACACCTCAACCAGAACCTAGATTTAAAACGGGGTCTACAGAATTTACACTCACTACCAGTGAAAATAATGGACAGGCTTTACCTGGTCAACAACTTTTTGAAGATGAAAATGGAAATAAAAAACCATTAGTAAGAGCTTCGTCAACATACGAAACCGGAGGAACACTTGATCAGTGGGAAGAGACTCAATTTGTAAGAGAAGATACTACAACAATTAATTCTGTAGTTAAAATAAAAGGAAGAGTCAATGCCACATTGACTACTCAGAGTCAACATACACATATACAGGAAACTGAATATTTTGACCCTATAGCACAAACATTTGTTGTTGGTGGTCCTGTTGAGGCACCTTCTGCAGTAAATCAAAATGATGATACGGATGGAGCATTTATAACTGCGGTTGAAGTATTTTTTGCTACTGTTGATAAAGATCATCCAGTGAGATGTCAGATAAGAACTGTAACCGGTGATGATAGACCTTCAAGACTGGTTTTAGCAGAAAAAACACTAAGACCAAGAATTGCAAAAGATGGTGCAATAGTTGACAATATATTAACCTCTGATGATGCATCTGTTCCAACAAAATTCACATTTGATGAACCTGTATATCTCGCACCTGGAACTGCATATGCAATTGTATTAGTTGCAGAAAAATCTGTAGATTATACTGTATGGTTAGCAAATCAGGGAGATAGAATTGTTAATCCAGAAGCTTCTAGTGCAGCTCTTACTGAGAACTTTAGTGTATCCGGTAATGAAGTAGTTGAGCAAGCACAGTATACCACTCAATATGCATTAGGTGCCTTCTTCAGATCACAAAATGGTGGTTTATGGACTGAAAATCAAAGACAAGATCTTACATTTAGACTTTACAAAGCTAAATTTACTTCTCAGGTTGGAAGTGCATTATTTAATAATCCAGAATTAGATGAAAGTAATGATTACATTAAAAAACTGAATAGTAATCCCGTTAGGACATTACCAAAAACAGGAAAAATTGGCATTACAACATCTGGTAGTTTAGCTTCGACACTTGTTGCCGGAAGAAAGATTGCATCTCCAGACACAAATAAAGTTGGAAGTGCCGTAATTACTGGTTCTGGAGGAGAAGCAACAACTCCAACGGTTGTATCTGGATTAGGTGGAAAAAATTATGTCAATGATACTAATGTTGATACTTTTGCTATTGCAGGTAAAGGAACTGGACTAAAATTAAATATCACTCAAACTAATGGTGCAATTACTGGAGCTTCTGTTGTATCAGGTTCTGCAGGTTTTGGATATCAAGTTGGTGATGTGGTTGGTATTGTAACAAGTACAGTTACTGGTGCCACCGGATCCGGAGCACAGATAAAAATTGGAGGAGTCAATCAACGCAATATGATATTTGTTGAAAATATACAAGGTGATACACAGTTCTCCGATAATGTAGGATCCAATTTATTCTACTATGCTGATAATGGAACTATTACAGATGCATCTCTTGACATTTTGTCAGTATCTTTTGATGGTGGAGTAAATAGTGGAAATTATTTAAAAGTTGATCATTTCAATCATGGAATGTATTCTTCAACTAATAAGGTTAAATTAAGTGGTGTAGAACCAAATACAATTCCTACGACAATTACTACTAGTTTAAGTGATAACATAACAGGCGGCACTGGTGTTGCTTCAACTGATGGGTTTGCTTTGTTTGAGGGTCTAGCAGTTAGTGCTACCAATCCAGGATATGCCATCATTAACAATGAAGTTGTAAAATATATTTCCGTTGGATCTGACAGTATAACCATTGCCTCAGATGGTAGAGGAGAAGAAAATACTAGTGTATCTAATCATGATGGTGGTGATGTAATTAGAAAATATGAATTAAATGGGATTTCATTGAGGAGAATAAACAACGTAACTCATACAGTTTCTTCACTAGGTTTAGAATCCGATAGTTATCACGTTGAAATTGATAGAACAGGAACCTATGGTGTTGCTAGAAATGCAGATACGGCAAATCTACCCCAAGTATCATTCACGACCGATGAATTTGCTGGAGGAAATAGTGTATTGTCTTCCGAAAATATCTTGTTTAATGCCGTAACTCCAACCTTTGACATACTTACTCCCACTGGAGGAAATGAAAGTGTATTTACTAGTGCATCTGCATCTGTAAGAACAACAACCGGCACAAGTGTTAGTGGAAATGAGGCATCATTTGTAGACAATGGTTATGAGGATGTAACCATAAATCGTTATAATACACTAAGAAGTCCTAGGATAGTTGCTTCCAAGGTAAATGAAGACCAATATCTAACAAACTTACCTAGAAATAAATCCTTCACCACTAATATAGTTTTATCATCTACTAGTGAAAACTTATCTCCTATCATTTATCTGAATGATGGTTCAAAAGTAGAGTTTTCAAGTCATAAATTAAATAGACCAATCGGTTTAGAAGATTATAGTTCAAATGCTCTTATTAAATCGATAGATGAACAAGATCCTCATTCTTCGGTATATGTTTCTCAAGACGTATTTCTTAGACAACCATCAACATCATTAAAACTCATAATAGCAGCTTATCGTCATGAGTCTTCGGACTTTAGAGTTTCTTATAAATTGATTAGAGAAGATTCAACATCTGTGGAGCAGACATTTGAGTTATTCCCAGGTTTTAAAAACTTAACTAGTAAGGGAACTGTTATTGATCCTGCAAAAAATGATGGAAGACCTGATACTTTTGTTCCACCAAATTCTGATGGTGAGTTTAGTGAATATA